TTTATTGGAGCTTTGACTCCAATCCCTCACTAACAGATATTGATGATGAAGTAACGGCAATCGAAGAATTGCTTGGCGAATCGCCAGCACTAATTGTTATTGATAACCTAATGGATATCACAATGGATGGTGGTGAAGAGTTTAGTAACATGCGTAACGCACTCAAGGAACTCAAGTACCTAGCACGTGATACGAATGCTGCGATCCTAGTACTGCACCATACCAAGGAAGGTTACTCTGGTAATCCGTGTCAGCCACGTAGTTCACTACAAGGTATGGTTGCTCAGTTACCTGCACTTATTCTTACAGTAGGTCAGCAAGATGGATTACTAGGTGTTGCTGCAGTAAAGAATCGTTACGGTAAAGCTAGTGCCAATGGAGACAATCCAGTATGGTTACAATTCAATCCTGAATATATGTTCATTGCAGATCTGGAGGAAGCAAGATAATGTTAACGATACTTGCAGTGCTAGCAATGTGGGGCTTAGGTTTCTGGACTGGTTGGAATGCTCATTGGCTCAAAACAAATAGGTGGAAATAATGAAAATCAAAACTATTGATGTTGGTAAAGTGAACTGGAACGCAACTGCTGTTCAGTACATGGAACTAAACAAGCAAAAGACTGAAGCCATCCAGCGTGTGCGTGAGTTGCACAAAGAAATAGATGGCAACACTAGCGTATGCGGTGACCCTGACTGTTGTGGAGAATACGAAGAAGGATACATAGTATGCGGTCATTGCTATGATGATTATCCTTGTATGACTATCAAAGCATTAGACGGTGAGCATGAGTAAATATTATGTAGCTAAATTTGAAATAGATGCTTTCAATGAGCCTTTGTTTGAAACAGAAGAAGAGGCACAGAAGTGGTTTGATACCTATCTTGATGACCTTGCCATGCGAGATAGTAAACTTGGTGTCAAATGGGATGAATGTTCTTGGAGAATAGAATCAAATGAGCAAGAGTAAACAAAAAGGTACAGCCGCAGAAACAGCAGTAGTTAATTGGTTAAAAGGATTAGGTCGGAAGCACGTTGAGCGCCGTAGTCTTAACGGTACTTCTGATCGTGGTGATATTGCTGGCATCCCATGCGTAGTGCTAGAGGTAAAGAATTGTGCAAAGATGGAACTTTCTAAATGGGTCTCCGAGTTAGAAGTAGAAATCAAGAATGATGGTGCCGAAGTCGGAGCAGTAATTCACAAGAAACGTGGTACGACAAATGTAGGTGACTGGTATGCGACAATGCCTGCCAGTCTTTGGTATGAATTAATCAACAAGGCAGGATACTAATGAGTAAAGAGTGCTGGTGTGACTAATAATCTACCCATTAAGCCAATCATAGAACACTATGGTGGACGTATACCTAGGGAACAAAATGGTTGGCAGAAGATAAAGTGTCCATTCCATGACGATTCCCATGCATCAGCAGGGGTATCAACAAGGGAAGAATTATTTGTATGTCACGGTTGTGGTGTCAAGGGCAACGCAATCAATATTATTATGAGTGAGGAAAGGAAGAGTTGGCGTGAAGCAGTCAAGATCGCAGAAGGAATTACTGGAGCGAGCTACACAGCACTACAGTCAGAACGTAGAAATGGCAGAAGAGTATCTAGCCCACAGAGGATTAGATCTCGCAGTAGCGAGGGAGGCTCGATTAGGAGTCGTCGTTAACCCATTGCCAGGACAGGAACAATTCAGTGGTAGGTTAGCAATCCCATACCTGACACCAACTGGTCCTGTAGATATTAGGTTTAGGGCTATGGGTCCAGAAGAACCTAAGTACATGGGTATGCCAGGTACATCAACTAGATTGTACAACGTACGTGCACTGCACGAAGCAGGTGACTTCATTGCTGTATGTGAGGGTGAGATAGATGCCATCACCTTGCACTACAAGTGTGGTGTACCAGCAGTAGGTGTAGCAGGAGCTAACAGTTGGAAGCCACACTACACAAGATTGTTATCAGACTTTGAAACAATCTACGTGTTTGCAGATGGTGATCAACCTGGTATAGACTTCGCTAAGATGCTAAGCAAGGAAATGCAAAACGTGATAGTGTTACAAATGCCCGAGACAGAAGATGTAAACTCTATGTTCCTTAAGCAAGGAGCAGACTATTTTAAAGAAAAGGTGGCAGCATAGTGTCAAGTAATGTAGAAAAGAAACTAAATCTATTCTCAGATACATCAAAAACAATTGATAGTATCTTTGCAGATATGAATAACTTGTTAAATAATTTGTATTCAAATAAGAAGTTCACACATAAGGAAAAGCCTAAGAAGAATGAACACCATATCACAGGAGGATATCACCCTAATCCTAAATCAACTAAGGAAGATTGGTGTATCTGTGATAAGCGTGACATTGGAAAGCGAAAGAATCCTTACTTTGAGCTTAACCGTTCCCGAGATACGGAACTAAATACATTGCGTAACAACGCAGAAGATGTAGCTAGTAAGTTGATCAATATTCTAGTTAAGAAGCATAGCGATTATGGTCCAAACAACATTGCTAAAGCTCCAGGTGGTGCTCTCAACGGTTTGTCCGTACGCTTGCATGACAAGGTAGAACGTCTATCTAATCTAGTTGGACAGGGTAAGCACCCAAGTAATGAGTCAATTGAAGATACATTCATTGACATTGCAAACTACGCAATCATTGCTTTACTTGTTCTAGATAAAAAGTGGAAGTAACTAAGTAGGTTATTATGAAGCGCATTGTTGTACTACCTGATATGCAAATTCCATATCACGATGCAAGAACAGTTAATGCCGTACGTAACTTTGTAAAAGATTACCAACCAGATGAACTCTTCTGTGTTGGTGATGAAGCAGACAGCCCTGAACCATCACGTTGGAACAAGGGTATGGCTGGGGAGTTTGAAGGAACTCTCCAGTCAGGTCTGGATCAGACTACACGTATCATGGTTAGCTTTAAAGAAGCATTAGGTGATAAACCTTTCCACACTATTAGGAGTAACCATGGAGATAGAATCCAAAACTACGTATCCAAGTATGCTCCAGCACTCTCATCGCTACGAGATCTTGAGTATAGTAAGTTACTTAAGTATGCTGAGAACGGGATTACGTATCACGATAAGTTCTTTGCCTTCGCCCCAGGATGGGTGCTGGCTCACGGAGATGAAGGTCGCACCAACAAACAACCTGGTGGTACAGCTCTTACCCTTGCTAAGCAAATTGGGGCTTCAGTTATCTGTGGACACACACACAAGCAAGGCATTCAACATGAGCACACTGGGTTCGGTGGTACAATTAACCAGAGACTCTACGGAGTGGAAGTGGGGCATCTCATGGAACTATCGCAAGCGTCCTATCTCGGACAGACTGGTGCTAACTGGCAGCAAGGCTTCACTATTCTCTATATCCGTAAGAGCGGAGTAACTCCAGTTCTTGTACCAATTAATGGTCGTTCGTTTGTAGCCGAGGGACAGGTCTATGATTGGTAGTGAAATCTATGATTCGTATTATCACATGGTTAAAAGGATTTCCTCCGAGTATGCCTTTAAGTTTAAGATGGTTGATCGACAAGATATATCGCAAGAACTATGGCTGTGGTTTGCGTCACACCCAAATAAAATAACTGAATGGACTAACATAGATAGTCAAAAAGATTCAGATAAGTTGTTTGCTAAGTCGCTACGAAATGCAGCATTAGACTACTGCATTAAAGAGAAAGCAGCTAAAGAAGGATATAGTCATTTAGATAACTTCTGGTACACAAAGGATTTTATTAAGTTGTTAATTCCTGCTGTGCTATCAAGTGACTGGTCTAAGTTAAACAATGCACTAAGTAATAGTGTAAAGAGTAACAAGTCTTTATCAGAGTCTGGAGACTGGATGGCTTTTGCCGCTGACATTAAGTCAGCCTTTGATCAACTGACAGAGCAGGAACAAAACCTAGTGTTCTTGTTCTATGGTCAAGAAGTAGATGGTCAAGAGTTGCACTCAACAGCAGGCGAAGACAAGCCAACAGCACGAGCCACTATGATGCAAGCTAATAGAGCACTGAACAAAATGGTTAAGCATCTTGGTGGTAACATGCCATTCAATGACGAAGACATTAAGGAACAAGTAACAGGGGATAGTAATGATTTGCATACTGTGTCGTAACGCTGCAGATAAACGTGATGTAGATCCAGGAGACTCTAAAGTTCTTCACTCTTTATGTAAGAACAAAGGTTGTTTCTGTCAACATAGACAATAAATAAAAGTGTGGGTTGCCTAGGATACGCCTTCACTAACCCAAAAAAAAGAGCCCCCCAAGGCATAAAGCCAAGGGGGGTTTCTTTTATGTCTTACTTTTTCTTCTTACCTTTATAGCGGAAGATCCACTTAGGATTAATTCCACCACCAATTTGCCAAAATGGTGTCTTCTGAGCTTCAAAGTGTAGATGAGAACCTGTCTTAGCGTTACCCTCTCTACCTACTTCAGCAACCAGTTGACCCATCTTTACAATGTCACCAGTCTTAACGTGTGACTTTAGAACATGGGCATAAGTGCAGTAGTATGTACGGAAACGGAACTTGTGCTTGATAGTTGGGGAGAACTTACCAAGTGCTGGACCCTGACGACCTACAGATGTGACGATACCGTCGGCTACAGCATACACTGGTGTACCTACTGGTGCACCGAAGTCTACGCCTTGATGCCAACCTGAAGTCCACTGGGGACCCTTAACACCGTAGGCGCAAGTGACTTTAGGGTTCTTGACAGGGTATGCCATTACTCTTCACCCTTGCCATAACGTCCATCTGCTGGGTTCAGCCAGTTGATTAGGACAGGAATAGCCGTTACAAGCCCTACAGCGACCACAGGAGGCACGTTGAGGGTGTTTGGGTTACTAACTACCCAACCGAGAGAAGCAGCCACACCGACCTTTAGAGCGCTTCCTAGAGGGCTAGAGGCTAGCCAGTACAAAAAGTCTTCCATGTTAATATTTCCTAACTGTAACTAGTATTGTTCCACCCACACCAGGTGAATT